ACTATATAGTCATAATCATAGTATTTAAATATTTCGCTACTTGAAAACATCTAACATAGTATCTATATCTTCCAATGCTTTAACAGTTGCTTTTCTCTTAGCTTCAAGCTGTTCTTTAGAAATAGTTGTTGTATGCTCTACTGTTTCAATCTGTTCCAGCATATTATCGTCGACTTTATTATATGTCTTTGTCATTTTTACCTCCTAGTTGAAATGTAATACACACCGAGCTAAGATGTGCGTCCCTGCTCCCCCTGCTGCCACGCTTTCTATGCAGTGTCCTATCTCCTGAAAATGTCTTGTTTGATTTGCAGGACTTGCAGCTGTTGCATCTGCATAACCAGCTTCAGAAGCAGATACACCTACCCAATTATTTCTTGTTGCTGCAGTATTATCCTCCATAGCCACATCAGCTATGCCTCCAACCACAACCCATGCCTCGCTTCCATCAGCTATTCCTGCATCTAAGAATACACCTATAGGATCTATTCCATTTGCTGTCATTAATTTTACTGCATCATTAGTTGTGTCTGATGTTTCTACTAATCCTCCAGCGACGCTGTTAGCTCCTGTCTTGTTAGTTAGCCTGATTGCATATCCTCCTAATTCAGTTAGTTTTGATTTTGGAAGAGCTAAAGCTCCAGTATCTTCTAAAACCATTTTTTCAGTTATATAGCTTCCATCCTTAACTGTGAAAAAAGCAATTTCTGTTCCTGTACTGCCTACTTCATTTAATCTTATCAATCCCCTTCTTGTTGCAGTCCTATCAAAAGCCATTTCTAATCCCGGTCCATTATCCCCTGAATCCGCTTCTAAATACACTCTTGCACCAGCAGAAACAGAACTATAAACATGAAACTTCCTAAGTGGGTCTGTTAATCCAATCCCTACCTTATCATTTGCAGAGTCAACATGTAAAGTATTTGTATCAACAGTTAAGTCTCCTGTAAATGCTGCGTTCTGATTATTGTCTATTGTTAAAGCAAGAGTATCTGTTCTTGATGCAGAAGTATAGAACAACATAGAACTATTACTTGAACTTGTCTCTTTAAATTCAATATGTCCTAGTGGCCAAGTAGAGTCAATAGCTAATTGATAAGCTGATAGTTTGCATCCAGTATTAGTTGCAGCGTTTGCATTTGCTATCTTCATCTCTGCCCATGTCTCACTGCCTAACTTCAACACACGCAGTTCATCCATCTGGATTATATTATCTGTCTGCAATATCTCACCCTGCAAATTTATTGTCTGATTAGCATTACCGCCATCTAAATCTAATTTTAATACATCAGCACTATCAACATATCCTTTATTCACCATGTCTATATCATTAACTGGCGTGCTTAAGATAGTTCCTGCACTGTTATCTCCACTTTGATTTGGAATAATAAAATCACCAAGAATATTTTTATTAGAAGCTACAGTTGATTTCTCCTCTCTTGCTTTCTGGAGAATCTGATTAGTTATACTAACTCTTCCGCTTCCTCTTCCTCCCATTATGAAAATATGCCCTCTCTCTCTTCCTTTAAAATCACTGAGCTTTCTTCTGGAATTAAGTTGGACTGCCTCCCTTCCTGCTTTTGAGTTCCTGCTGTTAATCCCTCTTCATTAGGGTATTCAGTTCTTATAATGCGAGAGCCTATGCCTCCGGTTCCTACGACTACCATTAATATATCAAATAAATAAACTATAAATAATTAACTACTACAACAGCAATTATTTATTCTCTTTAGATTTAGTTTTTGGCTCTTCCTTAACAGCAACAGCCTCTACATCCGGATACTTTGCTTTAAGCTCATTAGCTCTATCAAGATCTCCTCTAGAAATATAATATTCATATCTTTTTTTTCTATTCTGATATGTCATTCTATGTAATTGTATCAGTAATAAGGTGAACAGATTTAGGGTCAGTAAGTAAACACTCACCTTCTTCCCAAACTCTAATCTTCCTTCCAATACCCTCGTCAGTTTTTATTGCAGTTGAAAGAGGCATAAAGGATTTCCATGTTGCACTTCTGTCTGGAATCCATTGAGCCACTGAATCAGTTACAGCATTCTCGCTAACAATAACAGCATTACCTAATATTTCCATAACCTGAGATTTTAATATTTGGCTACTTGAGAATTGAGGTATAGAAGAACCTTTAACAGTTATCAAATAATTAATTAAGTGTTTATGTTCTATTGAGTTCATAACTATAATAGCCTTAACAGGATTATAACTAAAACTTCTAATCTTCTGTTGTCCATTAAGGATATCTAAAATTGGGTTTCCATTAGTTGTATCATCCCATCCAGTTCCAGTTGCAGCAGTATTGTTTATTGTTGATGGTGTCTGATTTTCAGTAATAACATTGTAAATTCTTTTATCAACTTGGTTAGCAACTGCTCTTACTAAATCTCTAACTGTAGTGCCTAAAACATCCGGGTCACTTCCCTTAATATCTTCCTCAGTTATCCATTCAGATTCTACAAAGTATTTCTTAACATGAGAGGTATTTCTTGTCCATGTTTGCCCAACAACTACCGGCATACTGCCCTCGCTTGTTGGTATCTCTGATGTAGTAATTGCAGTTGTATCAGTTGAATCTAAGAACCCTGCTGTCTTCTGATACCACCTCATCTCTCTTGCATTGGTTGTTGATTCAACTGTTAAACTCTTAAAAATACTATCCTCATCAGCAAATCCCTTAACTAACTTATCAATATTAAGTCCTCTAATATCTGCCTGTCCTGTGCTATCTGCCATTTTCTTCTTAAGCTAAGTTAAAACTTATTGGGTTTAATTCAAATAAAAAAGATTGCGTATCAGTTGCAGTTTCTAATGCTCTGCCAACTATATTCTCGCTATTAACATCAGCGTCCACCAATTCGTTTGCAGCTCCGGTTGCTGTATCAGTTATAATTCCTAAACCTGCTGTAACTCCCGCAGCTCCAGCAAATCCTTTAAATATTCCTCTTTTATAAACAGCAAGTTTAACCTTACCATCATTTGCTATCTTCTCAGTTTTAGCAATACCTGCACAGGCGTCATTATCTCCAGTAGTAGTGGCTGCGGTGTTAGGGTCTGTTAGAATTAATACCGCTCCTTTTTCAATCCCTGTGCCATCTGCAACAGTCATTGGAACTGCTGGTTCAAGTTCATGAATTAATGTAGTTTCTAATGCCATCTTTTTATAATATACTTTAGTCTATTATCTATTTAAAGTTTTCCTTCTCCTGATTTATCTTCTTTTCAGCTAATTCTATTAAAACCTTATCCATTTCTATGGTTCTTTTACATGATAAAATCTCTTCCCGGCATTTATCCCTCACCAAAGTCCATGCTGCCTCTTCCTTACTTCCAATTTTAAGTTCTAAATCCTCTGGTTCTTTAATCGGTTTTGTCATATTTCACCTTCCCTGCAATCACATCTGAGGCATACTCTTGGGGAGTTTGTTCTTTTGGAGGTTCTGATTGAGTTCCTGCATCTGTTTGTCCTCCGACAACTCTTCTTGCTGCAAGTGCTTCTTCACGAACAAGTAAGGCCTCTCTTCTGTCGTTTTCCCTCTTCTGCCTTTCAGCGATTTGGTCTGCTCTGTCAAGTTCACTAATTGTTTCAGACTGAACCCCTGCCTCAGTATCACTACCTGATTGTTTCGGTTCTTCTTTCTTAGTTTTTTCTTTTGGTTCATCCATTTTCATAACCTCCTTACAATATCAATCCAATAAAAAAAGATAGAGATAATAAGATAGTTAAAACTTTCATAATTTTCATAATCCACCTCCTTCAAATTGAGCTGCATTAAATAAGAGTGCTTCTGGATCAAGAGCTGCCTGTCCTGTGGCTGCTATATTCTCCACAGCAAGAACTCTTCTTAAAAGTGACTCTCTTGCACTTCTGACATTCTGTTGGTCTAAAAGATAATCTTTATCCAATCTATAATTAAAGTTTAAAAGTCCTAATTCTTTTATTCTTCTTTCTGCAAAGGATACTTCTTCTTCCATAATTCTTAATAATGCTATACTATCTGTATTAGGCAATCCATTCCTCGTTGCTGCTTCTATCCTCTCACCATCTTCAACAACCTTCTTCCACCCACTTCTTAAATTATCCATCTCACCACCCCGAATATCTAATACTCTCCCACCAACTAAATATATTCCTACTGTTGCAACAGCTGTGTTTAAAAAAGGAATTGAGCCACCTGCTCCCAAAACTGATTTTCCTATAACTGAACTTGCTACAGCTTGAGTAACTGCTGGAATTGATAATAAAGCTCCTGCAGCCAAAGCTCCTCCACCTGCTCCTGCAATCCCTGCTCCTAAAACCTTACCTATTTTTGTTTCTGCAAACTGTCCAACCCCTATCTTCCCACCTGTTGCTAATGAAATTATATCCTCTACTCTTTTCAAACCTGTTGCCTGTAATCCTGCTTCTAATCCTGCCTCCACCACTGGCTTAGGCACTCCCTCAAATATGGGCTCTGTAGGAGATAAATCAAGTGGTTTTCCTATACCTTCTTTTAATTGCTGTGCTAAAACATCTGAGCCTGTCATATGTTGAAATTGTGCTCTCCTTACTGGCTCTCCAAACTCAATAGCTTCTGCCTGTTCTCTTTTTAGTTTGGCTTCTTCTTCCGGAATTAAAGCTCTCCCAGCTGTCCTAGATAACTCACCAATCTTAGAAGCTAACTTCTCTCTCTTCTGAATATATGCCTGTCCTGCTTCTTCTCGTTCTTTTTTATCTCTGCTTCTTATTGCCATTATAATTTCCCCTCAATCCTTTTCAGTATAGCCGTATTGCCTTCCACGACTTTTAATAAGTTTCCGTTTGTCTTGATTCTGTCGTAGAGCAACACAATAGCTACAAATATAGGGAAGCCTACATCTTTGATTATTTCCACAGCTGTATCTATCATTCGACTCTCCCCGCAGTTGCTGTTGTGTCAGTTGGCTGGAAGCCAGTTTGGCTAGAGTTCTTTTTTTCATTTTCCTGCGTTACACCACTAAGACTTGGTGGTCTCCTAAATTTAACTTTGATTGCTATTTGATTCCATAAGTCCTGTTCTAACAAAGTCTGTTCTTCGGAATATACTGGCTCAAATGTTAAGAAGCCAATTTTAGAACCTGCCTCTGTAAAGTCTGAACTATTTGCTATAACCTTTGGCACTCCTAAAACTTGATAAAAAAATCCTTCGAGGTAGCGTATCCACTGAATGAATGGGTCTATTGTAGGAAGGGTAAAATCAGACAGTTCAGTCTCTCCGGGCTTACCCGGAAGTATTAAAACTTCTCCATTCTTAATAGCCTCCTTATACTGTTCCTTAACAGTAGTTAATCTTGCAGTGTCCTCAGAATCAATATGCAATACTCTGATTGTGCTTCTGTGACTTATCCTCCGCCAATCGCTCATAGCTTCATTTCTGGCATCAATCACCCACTTAATAGGTTTAACTGTTGAATATCCTCTTATCTGATTTCCTATCCTATTATTGCATAAATGTAATATCTTATTTGTTTCAAATTTTCTAAGTCGTTTCTTTTTATCCCACTCTTCATATCTAATTATAATCCCTTTAGTATCGACGATAGTTCGCATAGTTTCGGGGTTGAGTGGTTTAAGATTAATGAAAGATCCTGTCTCATCATCCCTTATAATCTCAGCAAAAGCATCACCATTTACTTTTTTAATTATAATCATATTTTGCAGAATGCTCTGAAAGCTGTCCTCCCCCCACCCTGTAATATTATCTAAAATTACTTTTGTTCTTGTATCTGTTTCAAATCCTAACCCAACAGTCCATCTTGCTAATGCAAGTATCGCTGAATTATATTCAGCTACTTCCTCAAAATATGCTAAGTTCCGGGGCCAGTCCGGATAATCAACTACTCTTTCCTTACTGCTTCCCCCAACATCTAATGTTGAAGAACCAAAACTAATATCCGGAACTCCGCTGTTCATCGCTGTTGTTGTTGTGCTTCCTAATGATTTGTCCATTTTATATATCCAGAGGGAAAGGTATGTTTACTATAAGGTTTGAATCTGCAGCTGCTCCCCATTGGTCTGTTAAACTAAGATTTCTATTCGCTCCATCGTGATATGTCTTAATATCTCCACTTCCGGTCCCTGATGAAGTTGCAGTCATCACAACCTCAACCCTTAACTTATCTCCTTTCGCAAAAAACTTATCTACATCAAAAGCTAAGGTGTGTCTGCTTTCTTCTTGTGTTGTTCCAACAACTGATAACTGTCTTATAGATTGTTGAGTGCCAATACTTGTCTCACTTGCTCCACTATCAACATGAAAAATCTCTATTGTTGTATCGTTGTTCACAGTATATCCTGATGCTCCTACTGCTGAAATAGTCGCAGTTACATACAATACCCCTTTCACTTTTTGAGAAATATTAAAAGTCATGTCAAAGTTCAACTCTGCTGTTTCTGGTGTTGTAACATCAGACACTGGCACATCAGAGTATACTTCTGTGCTTTCTATTGGACTTCTTAATAATGTTAAATCATCGTTTTCATCACTAACACCATAAACTGTAATATATCCTACATCTGATAATATATCATCAAAGTTAAAATTAATTAAAGGTCTTGGTGCTTCAGTATAAACTCTTGGTATTGGCATTTTATGGGTTTTTTATGAACTGCTTTGTTTCATCTTCTTTTAATTCTTTCATAATCTTATTAGCTCTGTCAAATAATATGTCACATCTCTTCTCTGCCTCTCTCTGTCCTATCCCACTCATATCCCACTGAATCACATTGATAGCACATAGATTCGCTCCAGCTTCTACTATAGCCCCTCTAACACTTGCATTTATTGTTGATGCAGTATCTATGGCAGTCCAGTTAGTTCTGGTTGTTGCATTAACAACAGCTTCTATATCCTGAACATAAACATCAGTTGCTGCAGTTGCTATTGCTGTCGCACTTACATTTGCTCCGGCTCTTGCAACTATATCTGCATTCTTTACAAATTGTCCATCATCTGCCATTCTTCATATTCCTTATTGCATAAGTAAGTTCTTTGATTGCTTTAATTAGAAGGTAATCTTTATCTTCAAGGATATATTCATCTTTTTCAGATGTTGGTTTTATTGTTTCCATTAAATGTAATAGATATTAAAGTTTTTATTTCTTTCCTTTTTTGCCAACCATGCAGCTCTCTTGATTCCTTCAACTATATGGCTGTCTCTCCCATGTATTTTAATATCAGTTATCATATCATTATTCTTAATTATCTCAACTTGTATACTTCTAAAGCTGTTCTTAATGTCATCGTCATCCAGTAGTAATATCTCACCATGTTCACCCATGGACTTTAAGTTGTCATGAAAGTCCTCATTCATAATCCTTTGGAGCTTCTTACCCTCTCTATCCATCGCTATCTGTCTGTTGTTCATGGCTACTACCTTTCTCCTGGTTATTGGATTTTCTAGTAGGTGATCATAAACTCCAACTCCTAAGCTTCCACTTCCTGCATCTATGCCTACTCTCCTTACCTCCTGATGTTGAACTAAATCTATTATTCTCTTTTCTGTATGAGTTGTGGGCTTGTGGTCTTCCTGATGATGTGCTATTTGTCTCACTTTCTTGTCTTTCACTGCAAGTGTTTCATAAGTTGTCTTATCACCTCCCATTCTAGCTATATCTACCCCCATGTAATTCTCTTTTTTTGGCATAACTTCTGGTCTTTTAAGGATACACACCTTCTCTATCCAAGCATCATCGTAAAATCTACGCAAATCATCAAGAAATAAGCCCAAATACTCTTGTCCATATTGAAGTTCTGACATCTCTATTTTCTCATCTTTTAAAAGTTGTAATGCTCCATCTCTCTGTTCTAGTGTCCATGATTCGCTAATAGGCCTCTCTTTTATCACTTCTTCTGATGTTTTATAGAAAACCGTCCAAATATTACTTTTATTAACAAAACAGTTATAAAAGTAGCCCTGTTTTCCAAATGGTGTGCTATCCATCCAAATATCCCCTGCTGTTGTTAATAACATTGGTTTAGCTGCTTCAAATACAAATTCTGGAAGTCTACTGCCCTCATTTAACCATAAAACTCCTTTTGTAAAACCTCTAACACTATTTCCAGTCTGTCCTACAGGTCTACTTATGATTTTAGACTTGTTTCTTAGTATTATTTTCCCTTTTGTAGTATCTTGAAGTTTACTAGAGATAAGTTTAGGATAATGTTTCTCTAAATAAGTTAAAACCATCATAATTACTAGATAAGCCTGTTCTTCTGTTATAGAAACCACTAAAATCTCTGCTCTTTCATTATTAGCCAGCCTTTCTCCTGCTTTAGCTGCAAAAACAGTAGTTCCACCTATTTGTCTACCCTTACATATCAAGATACGCTTAGATTTACAATTCATCACTTCTTCTTGCCATTTATCTAACTGTAATTGTGCTTTCATATAGACACATATATTTGTGTATTTATAATATTATATGTAATATAATAATAATAATAATAATAATAATTTTGTCAGTTGGGATAGCAACCTATATACTACAATATATATATCACGTCGGGTAGTATTGTTTTATATATGTTACAATATATATATTATAATGTATATATTGCAGTATATATATACTTCAGTATTATATTGATTGATTATATATATTGCAGTGGCATAACACAAACTGCAATATATATATCGCAGTATATATATACTGTATCGCTATATTATACTGCAGTATATATATATACTGCAGTATATATATACTGTATTATATATATTGTATTATATATATTATAATGTATATATTATAATGTATATATTTGCGATAACACACATAATAATCATATATATCATGTGAGTTTGCTACGCAAACTCACGCATTATATGTTATTAAATTATTGTGTATGTTTGAAGCAAATTAACCTAATACTCCTATTACAACCTAAATAAATATAAACCCCTATGCACTCATATATCTAAGTGGTTATAAACAACAATGTTTAACATTATTTATTAATGGTGTTGATGTTACAGTAGTATGTCTCTACTTACCAAAAGCAAGTGATGCATCGTAACCAAGTGCCTGCTGATAAGTCTGTTACATAGCACACTTATTGCACTAATTCTGATATACATAATAGAGCACAGAAAGGTTTATTAATAAACAACTTGTTTATTTAACATGGCAATTATAAGAACTGTTAGTTTATCATTGGCACATGAGGAGTTTATAACTAAGCATAAGATAAGCCCTAGTGCTGTCATGCAAGAGAAAATAGATGAATTAATGAAGATAAAAGATCCTCAGCTATTGCAGAGAAGGTTATTAGAAATAGAAGAGAAGAACAATTATAAACAAACTGAGTGGCAGAAGCGTTTGAGTGCAGAGGCTGACCCTGACAAAAGGATGCTGCTTAACTTTGCTTTTTTAGAGTCTATTGGTGTTGATACTAGTGATTGGAAAGAAAGAATAGAGTGTGCAAAGAGGGTGGAAAATGGTTAAACAAGAAGATAGTTATGTAGAAGTATTGGCACAATTAATATACATCATAATAATGATTCCTGTGGTTCTTATTGCCACAATAATAGGATTAGGAATATTTTTTGCAATTTTAATGATTATACTAGAGATAATAGGGGCAATATGAAACACTGTGAATGTTGTAAGAAAGAGATAATAAGAGTAGTAGCATCAAACCAAAAATACTGTCCTAGCTGTTCACTATTCATATATGATTTAAGGATGAAATACACTAAAAGAATAGCTAAATTAAACAAAGAATTACACTCATTACAAAATTACTAAATAGTGAGATAGGGGGAGGTTACAAACTCCTCTCCTCCCTCTTTTATGCTCTTAATTGAGGAGAAGGGGGCTGTTTCGATGGTCAAATATCGATATCTCCCTTTTTTATATGGGGAATAGTCAACGCAAAGTGCATAAGCGTGCCGTATAAACGGATGGTATTTAATTGACTTTGCAGGTTCGAATCCTGCCTTCCCTAATTGGGGTAGAGTTGCACTCCGCCCAACATGTGCAGAACTCTCTTGATAATCAGGAGGTTAAATAGATTATGACACCTCGGAAAGACGGGGATTATTCCCCAATTTATAATCAAAATGAGAACACCAAGATATAGAATAGTAGGGATGTTAAGACAAATGTTTGTCAGAAGTGCTGAAAGAAATGAGGCTTTAAAGAGAGATAAATATAGCTGTTGTAAATGTGGTGTTAAACAAAGTAAAGCAAGGGGAAAAGAACAAAAGGTGGAAGTCCACCATAAAAAAGGAGTTTATGTCTGGAATGACATAATAGAACTCATTACTGAGCAACTACTATGCCACCCTGATGATTTAGAGACATTATGTCCTGATTGTCACAAAGAACTTTCTCTAGATAATTAAAGAAAAGAAAAATATTATTATTATAATCATAGAAAGTTCATCTACCATCTTACATCTTAACAGTTTCAATCTGCTCTTCATCAAGGAAACCAGCTTCTTTTAGCTCTTTCATATGAACTATAAGTTCAGCTATTTCATCATAATATATTTTGTGACGATTTCCAGAGCTTCCAATCTCATAACTATGTGGTTTTTCAGTCATATTCTTCACAATAGTCGTATTAACTGTTTGTGAACTTGCTACAGTAGTTCTAGCTTGTGGTGTTGGTGTTTCACCATCAGTTATCGGTTCTGTGTGCTTGCAAGTTGGATATTTACTGCATCCATAGAAATCACCTTTAGCTGATGTTCTCTTAACCATTGGAAACTCGCATAATTTACATATTTTTACCATCATCTTCACCTCCTTTGTCTTCAATTTTAAATTTACAGCTATGTTTATCAAATCGATCTAATAAAACTTCTTTCCCTTCATTAAATCCCCATCTAACAAGGCAACCACAATAAACACATTCAAATTTTTCGGTATTCATATTAAAGCATCTCCAAATATTCGATCTATCTCCATTTGCTGAACTATTGTCATAACTGGACTTTCCTTCAACTCCTTAACAGCTTGTTTTACATCTTCAATATATATTGAAGGAATGTTAGTATGAACTTTAGGGTTTCCTTCACTATCCCAATCAGTTTCTACCCAATTTGATGTTATCTTATCACTTAAACTCATTTTTTCCATTTTTTCAGTTGATGTTCCACCCACTCTGAAATAACTCCATTTAGTTCTCTATTTATCCTGCCTCTAACTCTCTCATCCTCCAATTTCTTCTGCATTTTTAAGAGTAATGCTTCTTCATTACTCTCTGCTGCTTTCAATCCAATTTTCTTATTTTCTATCATTTTAACTAAAGGCCTTCTCCTTCCAATATCTACTTTTACATTTAGGACATTCTTTTGGATGCTTGATTTTACCTTTCCATTTATAATTACACTTGCAACATTTATTCATTTTAGTCAATTCCCAACCTAAGCTTATCTTCACAGTCTATACTTGCTTTCTCCATAGCTGCTTCTTCTCTATACTGCTCAAGTAAAAAATCTTCTTGTTCATTTGTTAAGTTTTCCATACTATATAGTCATAATCATAGTATTTAAATATTTCGCTACTTGAAAACATCTAACATAGTATCTATATCTTCCAATGCTTTAACAGTTGCTTTTCTCTTAGCTTCAAGCTGTTC